AACTCTCTGCGAGATTGTGCAGGTAGTTGCATGAAAGGAATAAAGGTAGATGATCCCAGCGTAATGATCTGACAGAACGACTTATGCGTTAGTCGCAAAATATTTTTTTCTAGAACTTCTTGATAGTCTCTTGCTGCTGCTTCTTGGTTGAGCATCACGCTATCAACGTGAATTTCAAATACCGAAGGTTTTAATCCACGGCGAACTAGGTATTCTTTCTTGCCAATAGAAAATTCAATCTCGACCAACATGCCTTTATTGTTGATCGTATTAACCAACTGCGGCTTGTTGATTTTTCTAAAAGGCTTACCATACAAAGCAAAGGAAATAGCTTCAATGAATGTTGACTTCCCAGAACCGTTTTCACCAATAATAAGAGTGGAAGGTGCTTGGTTGAGAGTAACTTCAGTAAAACTATTTCCCGTGCTAAGTAGGTTTTTCCATCTAACTTTCTTGAATAATATCATTCTACGCTAAGCGCCTCTTCGTACAACGAACGCAGCAGCACATCCAGCTCTGCTTTGTTGGTTTGTAAATCTAGATTTTCCACATACTTATGGAGGATCGTCAAAGTATCCTCTGCCTCGTCAATAATGCTATCATCTGTTTCGAGGTTGAGATTTAAATTGTCATCGACAACTTGAATATTCACAATATCTGACTTCTCGAGTTTGTCAATAAACAAGTCAAACCAATAAGGATTATTTTTTGTTTTAACAATAACCTTTATGAAAGTATTTTTATACTTGGAAAAATCTTGGTCAATGATATCAGGCAATGTCTTGTTGCCATCGTCATAGACAATCTTGTGAAACATTCTATACGGATTTTCTATAAATGTCAAGTGTCTAGTTTTTGTATCAAAGATATGAAATCCTTTAGGATCATTATAATCTGACCAAGTCATCTCATATGGGCATCCTAGATAGTGAATGTTACCTCTGGAAGAACGATGGTGATAATGTCCTGAACATACCATATCAAATTTTGAAAATACAGAGGACTCCATGCCCTCATGCTGTACGGCACCTTTGTACATCTCAAATCCGCCTAGTTCTAGGTGTCCAAATGCGATCTGTGCATCTGTCTCTTTGATCATTCTCATTGTTTGTTCATGATTATCTTCACAGATCCAAGGAAGCAAAAGAATTTTACAATCATCAAAATAGATATGCTCAGGCCCAGATACATTAGTCACGTTGAGTTGATACTCATTAAGTAATAGATCAAGTGCGTTGATAGATAGCGTATTCTTATATGGAATAACATGATTGCCTACCAGCGAGGTCAACTGCATGTGATTCTCTACAATAGCATCATACCAATACTTACGACTGCGGTGAAGCGAATAAAAATTAATATACTTACGCCTATCAAACGTATCACCAAGATCAAGAATGTTGGTAATTCCATTTAGTTTTAAATATGGAAAAAAGAACGTGCTGTAAAACTTTTCAAAGTAATCATGAAATACAGGACTGTCATTTCTAACGCCGAAAATGTTGGTCAGTTATAATTGCAATACGCATAATAACTACCCCTCCTTTCCCAAGCTATGCTGGGTGTTAGGAATAGGCCCATTAGAACCTATTCTAGTTGTTGGATCAACACCATTCATATAATATTTCTTATACAATTTATAAATTATCATCACTCTCTACAAGCAATTCAATTACAGTTTTTTTGGGCGGCTTCTTTTCGCTCAATTTTTTTTCATATTCTTTTACAAAACTATTCATGTTGTCATTGACGTTAACATCTTGAAGAATAGGATTGTCGGTGTCTACATATTCATAGGCATCACCTGTCAACATTGTATTCTCAAGCGTTTTGTACTTGATATATGTCTGCCTTTTTTCTTTTTGAATACGCAGAATGAAAGCATTATAAATGATTCTGGTAAAATATGCAAATGGATTTTTTGATTTTTCAGGATCAAAGTTGTGCATGTAGTTAATACAATTTTCAATTCCATCAGAAATCATTTCATCTTTATAAGAATAATTTACAAAATTTCCTTTTGATGCCAGGCGAGTTGCAATCTGAAAAATACATCTGCCAATATCCTCAGGGATTTTAGGGGTCGGCAACCCTACTGCTTCTGCTTCTTTCTTTTTATTTTTATATGCTACCAGTGCGGCATAGAAGCTTTTGTTATCAACATAATGTTTTTTTGTATTCATTTCTTCACCTTTCGCTTGACATTTTAAACTTCGTCTGTATAATCGACTTGTTCGGTTTCAGTTAATACTAGTATTTGCATCCATGGACAGATTTTCTAGATATGCGATTTCTTCATCAATTTCATCTTCTGAATTAATTTGATCACGAGTTTTAAGGGTTCTGGCAACGAACCTCTCATAAAATTCAGAATATTCTTCATCAACCGGAGAATCAAATATGATAAACTTTCTTTTGAACACCAGGTATTGATTCTCTTTAAAGAATGGATTGTATACAGAAACATACACTTGAGTTGTCCCTGACAAGGGATTGTCAACGAAGTTGACTAGCATAGGATATTCCAACGTGACTTCAGTTTCGGACAACGAATCAATACGCCCTATAATGACTTCAGCAGTCACTAGTTTAAGCAGAATGTATTCGTACATAGATTAGCCCTTTAAGTCAATATTGTATATCTTGTAATCGAATCCCTCTTCAGCGTATATTTTCATTCTTTCTTTGAAATGCTCAAGTGTGTAATTATTTTTTGATTTCCAAGAAAGATCATCGGCAATATCAAACAATGTTACTTTTTCTTTAGTTTCAGACTTGCGTAATCCACGACCAATTGATTGTAATGTTTTGATCTTAGATTTACTGGGAGAAGCAAATATGATATTATGTAAATTCTTAATATTTACGCCTGTCGAAAATGTGCCCGAAGATGCAATGATGATCGCATCCTTTTCTGATTCGACTAGCTTACGAATATCCTCACGTTCATCACCATCAACTCCGCCATGTATAAAAAATACCTTGCGTTCTTTTGCAGCATCGTTTATCATGGCATAGAGCTCCTTGCCATGCTTTTCAACGTATTGGAACAATAATAACACATTTCCCGTTAAACTCAAAGACAAATTTTTGATAAATTTGTTGCGTGCCGCATTGCGTACAATGAAGTCCATTTCAGCAGGATAGTCATTACCTTTGTTTTGCTTGCGAGTGTCATCAGGATATTTTAGTAACAATACTTTGATTTGCAAGTCAGCAAGATGTTTTTGTTCCATGAGATCTGCAGTTGATGCAACTCGCTTGACAGGACCAAATAAACCTTCTAGAACAAGTCTATTAGTTTCGGTGCCGTCTAGTGTGCCTGTAAATCCAAAGCGATATTTGCAAGCAGTCAATTTTTCCATGATTGACGATAGACTTTTTGCTTTGAACAGATGTGCCTCATCGCCAATGACTACTTTAAATTGTTGAAACCATGCTTTAGGCATTTTGTATATAGATTGCCATGTAGAAATCACAAGATCTTCTTCTACAGGTTTTTCGACACCCGAAGTGATTTTGTATATGCTACCTTTGTATCCATACTGTTCAAAGTCTGATGCCATTTGACTGACCAAAGAAACTGTAGGCACAATGATGAGCGTACGCATATTATAATAGCGCATGATAGTATAGATGATTAATGACTTACCCGATGCTGTAGGTGATAACAACATAGCACGACTTTTGCGAACTGCATGAGCAAGTGCTTCGATTTGATAATCACGAGGTTCCATAGGAATACTCAGCGTGCTTATAAACTCCTTTGCTTCTTGCAATGAAAATTCTGTGTCATTAAATTCAGAAAGAAACTCAACATGATATTCTCGAGCTCGAGCGAATGCAAGAACATTCATGAGCAATCCTGCATAAATTTGCCGAGTCATAACGTTGTAAAGTTTTATCCGACCATCCCAAACCTTATTGCGAAATAAAGGATGAAACTTGGCATTAGGCACCATAAACGTGAAATGATCGGCAAGCTCGTAAGCTACCGATGCTTCACAATCTATCTTGATGTGTGCTTCACTTATTTTCGATATTCTTAGAGTATCGCTCATTTTTTCTCTTTTTTAGTTCATATAACTTCTCAGCAAGATCGTCAATACTTTGCTGACTAACATATCCTTTTTCTACCAAAAGTTGTGCATGGAATCTGTATTCTTCTATAAGATCATCTTTGCCATGTATACTCATGTAGCACCATTAGTAAATCTTTGCCAATCGATGAAATTTTTTACAATGTATCCACGCTCACCAATATTTTTGATAATCGATTCAAGCACATTACACTTTTCTTTTTGTAGAGCAATCTTGAGTGTTAGATTGACAATATCCTGATCAGCATCAATGTGCATAGGAATATCTGACTTAAGAATAGCGCGAGGATTAGGTCGCCAACCTTTCTCTTGTAACGTCTCTTGATCTAGAGCACCCAAGAAATAGTCGTACTTGAGTAACTGCAATTGCTTATATTCTGCTTCTAGTTTGCGTAGTGCAAGACGTTCTGCAGAAAACATTTGATAATACTTGTGATGCAATCTAGGAATCTTTACAGCTTCTTTATCAATCACAGCAGTGTTAATTTCAGCATCTTCTTTCCATGTTTCAAAAATTTCATCAAGTTTCATTATAAACATCCTTACTATGTTGAGCCTCGAGGCAACATAACGTAGGTGTACTCACGATATTTGAATTCAGCAGTTGCAGTCAAATACTTTACGTCAACGTTAGTGCTATCAAAATTAAATCCGGAAAGTGATACAGGAAGAACGTCAGAAAACGTAACTCGAATGTTGGGACGCATGACGCTATCAAGAATAATAAGATCAGCGTCTACCAACACACCTTGACCTGTTCCTGGCGCAGTATTGGCGACTGCAGCATATTGATCAAAGCTGTCTGGAAATCCTACACCCGTAATCCAGTTATACAATTCAAAGTATCCTTTCATGTTCTCATCAATTTTAAAAGTGACTCTGAAATGATCCCAAGTAACGTGATCACCCGGAATGATTACTTTCTCAAAAGGTGTCTGTAGATCTGACGTTTCATTTAAGTATA